TTATACTAGGGAAAAGCCGGGCAAGTCGATTGTAAACAAAAATCAACTCTTAATTTCCGGCTGAATCTGCTGGAATTGGCGCGACCAGGGTGACAAGTGGAGTAGCTCTGTAACGCGACAGATGAATTCAGCAGTTTGGACAAATGAATCTGGCAGCGGTTATTAGCGGGTTTTTGGGGCTTTAAAGACCCTTTTGGTCGTGTTTACGGCCTGCGATAAAACCTGATTCAGCGGCGGGGGTGGTAGCTGCAGCGGGCCTCACCGATAACGTCCCATTCTTTCTGTCGCACGAGCTTGATCACGTCGATGATTTCGACGTCGACAAACGGACCTTTAAAACCAGTATCGACCAAAACGCTGCAAACGTATTCGGCGAATCCATGCTGCGGAGTTGCCTGCTTGTAGCGAGTCAATTTCAGGTACTGAGGGTTGAACCAGACCGCTTCAAATACCGATTCCTGCGCTTCCAGTTCAGTCACTACTCGGTCGTGCTGTGGCGACCTATAGGCGTCCGCTAAAACGCTTAAAGACGCAATCAAAAAACCTATAAAAATCACATTTTTCATCGCTGAACCCTCCTGATTTTCCAGCCTATCGGTGCAATCACAAATTAACACAAACTGAACTGGCGGTTTCGTACACGCCCCATTTAAGCTCGGCATCGACAGCCACGGGCATCTGTACAAAATAGGTGTAAGTGCCATCGCCTTCCAGGGTGATAGTGTATAGTATCAAACCCTCCGGCACAGTTTCTGATTTGGCATAACCTCCTGCGCCATCTGGCCCAACCATGCTGGTTGAAAAGTCAATTGATCCGCCACCGCGCGCGAATACCAAAATCGCGAGAGGATCTGGCGACGCGCCAATATCTATATTGGAAACTTCTATATGCTTTGTGGTAGCAAATTGCCCTGGGGTGGGAAATGAGGAAACAGCGTCAATGCCCAAACACGTCCAGGCTGTACAGTCACCTGTTGCCGCATTGCTATAATTTAACCCGGTTGGGCTGACAATATCCGCAATTTCTTCGGGTCTCGGATGCTCTAACACGAAACACGACGAAAACATCAAACCGGAGCCGCCAGATAGGCTGGTGTTGATTGCATTAACGCAGCGCAATGACGAGCACCCAGCGAACATGCTAGAAAAATTAGTGCCCACTGGAGAACTAATTGCCCCGACCACTCGCAAATTGTCGCAATTCCGGAACATTCGGGAAAAATCTGTGCAGCTGGGAAAATTGTATGCTGGAAATGTATCCAGACCATCGCATTCCTCCCAGGCGGACGAAGCGGTGACCACATTAGAAAAATTCAAACTTGACAAAAATGACGTCAAACCGGTGCAGCCAAACCACGCGAAATTAATATTTGTCGCTGCGCCAATATCAATCACTGGGAACTGAGTTAAAGCAATGCATCCCCGCCACGCAGAACTGATATCAGTAGCAACCGGCAAATCAATTACCGGGAACACGGCTAAACTGCTGCAATTTTGCCAGGCACGAGATGCATTTTGCACGGATGGTAAATTCAATGTCGGAAACGATGTCAAACCGGAACAACCATTCCATGCTGAACTGATATTTGTCGCCTGACTTAAATTCAATGCCGGAAATGATGTCAAACCTGCACAGTTATCCCACGCGCCTGACGCACTTATGACGCCTGTCGTATCAATGGCAGGAAACGCGCCTAATGATGAGCATCCTGAAAAAGTTGCATTTAATTGACTCAACTCCGACGTGGTCTCGATATTCAAGGTGGTCAATGACGAGCAGCCCATAAATGTGCTGCCCATACTAGTTACCGCACTGCAATCCATTGAAAACGATTGAAGTGTCGAATTAAATTTACCAAAAAACGAGAATGCAGCGTCGAGCGATGTGACGCTATTAGTCCCGCTAAAATTGAAACCGGTTAAATTTCCGAAAAAGCCGAGCGGGCTGCCGAATCCGAAATCCTGAATGCTCGTGATACTCGCGCCCGCCTGTACATCGATTAATGTGACCGTATCACTCAACAACGTGAAACTGGTCGCCGCGCCGGCCCTAACAGTGATATTTGCAGTGGGAACCTGTGAGGCCGTGACGCCTGCTCCATACGACACGAAAACGCCATCGCCCCAATCGACCTCAAAGGCCACATCGACGGTGACATCGGTAGCGCTGGCCAGCGTGCTTGGAGTCAATACCATCAAGAAACTACCCGCCTGAGCGATGACGACCGTCGGCGCGGCCACGATGGCGCTGGCCAGGCTGGTGGCACTGGCGGGTGCGGTGACGGTCAGGGTTTCGTCGGCGGTGATGTCGTAGGTGGCGACGGCTGGCAGCGTGATGGTGACGACGGTGTCGCTGGTGCGTACGACGTCGGTGACGGCGATGGCGGGCCGGGCGACGGTGTCCCAGCCGGTGGCCTCGGCCTGGGCGCTGTCAATGCCATCGATAATGGCCTGACGCTGGGCGTCGAATGTGGCGCCTGCGGCGACCCAGGTGGCGCCGGTCAGGGTGATGATCAGGGTCTTGCCGCCGGTGACGATGTCGGCCTCGTTGACGCCTTCGGTCAGCGTGCCGGTGAGCGCTGCGCTGGCGGCCGTTGAATGCAGCTTAAAGGGGCCTATGGTGGCCATTTAAGCGGGGTTGTTGAAAATCAGGGTCATGACAAAACCGGCCGAATTTTCGAAACTGACGCTGTCTATGACGTCGATGACGACGGTTTCGCCGTTGCTGTCTGTCAGGGTGCGCGGGCTGGTCGTGCGGCCGGTTTCGGTAAACTCAAAATCGATGGTGCCGCTATTGCCCAGATCCTGCCCGGTGCCGGCCAGTGTGCGCTGACGCTGACGCGGAGCACGCACGGCGCGGGTGTTGGCATTGATGGCGACGGCGTGCTGGTTCAGATAGTCGGCGGTGATGACCTGACCCTGCACCAGACGGCCTACGGGGTTTTTGTTTTCAGTCGTCACAGGGTGAAGCCCAGCGGGGTAAAATCGACCGACGAATAGACCTGGAATGTTTTGGTGCCGGTTGTGATGTTGAAACCGCCGTCGCCGCTGCTGGCGATGTTGCCAGGGGCATCGGGGGCGACGCCAACGAAGTCCCAGGTGTTGTCATTCAGAGCGAATCCGAAGCGCACGCGGTAGGTCGTGCCGGTCTGCTGCACGTCGATGGCGGTGCATAAAATCTTGCGCGCGGTGTAGCCGTTCCAGGTCAGGCTGTTGACCTTGCCCAGATAGGTGTCGATTTCGGTTTTGGGGAATGTGGCGCTGGTGTATTCGAATTGATAGGTAATACGTGGGCGCTCCACCTCGGCCGTCCAGCGCGGTTGCATCAAGGTCCAGGAAAAGCTGCTGTTAGTGACGGTGTAGCTGGTCTGCAAGGCGTTGCCGCTGGCGTCGGTGCCGATTTCTTCGAGCGTGGTGGCGGCCGATACGCTGGCGGTTGCGTTGGCGGAACCGGTGGCGCTTCCTGGGTCGGTAAAATACTCGATCTGGGCCTGGAATGTGCCACCGCCCAGGGCGCGCACGGTGATCGACTGAACGGTGATACTGGCGTCTTGCGGGTGGGCGTCGCCGTATTGCGGCATGATGGGGTCATCGAGCGCGGCCTTGAGCACGGCATCGGGCGTGACCAGCGCATCGAATCCGGTGATGTGAGCGATGCGGGTGGCGCGGTCGCCGGTTTTGTCACGGCGCCAGACGCTGGCGGTTTTGATGTCGACTTTGATGGATGTGGCCATGTTTTACCCTGCCACCGCTGGCCGTTGGTCGCGCGATATGTCAATCAGGTCGCGCAGGTGCTGGTTGGTTTCGTCGATTTTTGCAGCGGCCTTGTCGTTGCCGGTCGCTCTTTTGGCTTCGATGTCTTTAAGCACGCTTAAATAGTCCATATTGGCGTTGCTGCGGTTAAGGTCGCCCAGCTGGTAACCACCGGGCACGGCGGGCGCCATGTTGCCGATCTGGCCGGGATTGCTGTTTTGCCATTGCTGCAGCATGCCGTCGCCCTGCAGCCAGGTGATGCTGTTCCAGATGTCGGCGATCCAGCCGACGGCGTCGCGTATGCCGGCGAAAAAGCTGCGGATGGTTTCGAGGCGGGCATCGGTGAAACTGTTTGTAAAGTCGGTGATGCTGCGCGTCATGGCGATGACCATGTCGTTTAAACCGGCCTCGCCGATGGCAACGGCAAGCGAGGCGAAGGCCTGGCGCATGTTGGAAAAGGCCGGGGTCAGGTTGTTCATCTGATCGGACATTGCGCCGCCGAAATTCTGGTTGCCGATGGTCTGCAAATAACCGGTGATCGCGTCGGCGTTGTTGGCGACCTCGGTGGTGACGCCCTGGAATGTAAACTTGATGCTTTCGCCTTCCTTGCGGGCGCGAATGCCGAATTCCTTGAGGCGCTCGAACTCGCCGGTAGCGGCATCGGCGACGGCTTCGACCATCTGATTGAGGCTTTTACCCATCGCGGCGGCGGTGTTGCCGTAGCTGGTGAGCGCGGCCTCGCTGGGGTCGAGGCCCAGGGCTTTCATCTTGATAAAACCCTGCGTCCATTCGTTGAAATCGAAAGGCGTGGTAATCGCAAAGTTCTCGAGCTTTTTGAATGCCTCGCGCGCTGCCTCGGTGCTGCCGGTGACGGTGACGAGGCTGGATTTTAGCGTTTGCATCTCCTCGTTGGTGCGGATGATGCCGCTGATCATGGCGCCCATGCCACCGATACCGGCCAGGGCCAAGACCTTGCTTTGCACGCTGGTGACGGCCTTGCCGACCTGGTCGAGGTTGGCGCGGGCGCCTTTCAGCGCCTTCTGGGTTTTGTCGCTCGCGGTTAACAGCAGGCGCGCTTTAAGCGTTGTGATTGCCATGACTTTCTATCAGCTCGTTGCGCACGGCCCGGTAGGCCATGAATCCGGTGGTGAATTCAGCGACGGGCAGCTTTAGAACCTCGGACGCGGGCAGGCCGACGGCGCTGCCGTACTCGTAGGCCATAAATAAAACCGGGTCCGCTTTCATTCCTTTTCGGCTGCCTCCTGCTCGGCTTCGGCATCCTGCCCGAGGTCGCCGCTGATGATGTAGGCGATGGCGCGCAGGACGTCGAAATCGAAGTCGTTGACCAGACTGGTCAGGCCGGTGTCGGCGAATACCAGACGGCCGCTGGCGTCACGCGCGCGCACCTTGACGGTCATCGCGATGCGGTCGACCTGGTTGCTGCAGGCGTCTATCTGGCGCTGCTCGACGCCGGTCAGTGGCTTCCAGTACAGCTCGATGGGCTGGCCGGTTTCCGGGTCGATCCATTCGCTGACGGTCAGGTGATGCATGGCCCCGGTCAGCTGGTCGGCCAGGTGTTTGCGGCCGATGTCGGCGATGTTCATCATGCGACGGTGACCGTGCCGCTAACCTGGAATGTGACGTTTTTGGTGACCATGTTGCCCTTTTCGTTGGCCTGGCTGACGCCGGTGACCAGGGCGGTCATGGTCTGGGTGCGACGACCTGCGCCGCTGCCCTCGGGTTCCAGAACCAGGGTGACGGATGCACCGATAACCAGTGTCTCCTGGCCGGTTGAATCGGCCTTGTCCCAGAAACATTCGACCGCTGCGGTGCGAGTGATGTCACCGGATTGATAGGTCAGTTCATCGGTGTTGAGGTCGCTGTCATCGATGGGGGTCATGGATTCGTCGAGCGTGAAACTACGCACGCCGGCGACGGTGTTGGCGCCAACCTTGACGACGCCAGAGCTGCCTTTAACTTTTGCCATTTTGTTTGCCTTTTACGGGTTGTTTAACGAGTGTTTTATCGGTTGCCTGGGGGGCCGCTTCCGGGGTCCAGCCGAGGCGCTTGAAATGTTCTTTTTGCGAGGCCGGCACGCGGATCGGCGCGCTGGCGTCTGGGTGTGTCAGTTCGATCTGGGGCATGCTGTGTCTCCTATCGCTGCTTGATGTATTGGGTTGCGTAGTTGTTGCCCCACCATAGAATCTGGTCGCCAAAGCCCAGCAGGTTGCCGCCTGCGTATTCGACCGGGTCGTCGGCATCGGCGGGCTGCCAGTCGAGCAGGCGGTCGTCGATCTGGTCGCTGATGGTTTTCAGGTCGGCCAGGTTGCGCGCGCCGGTGCTGGCGCCTGCGTTTTCGACGGCGATAATGACCATGACCTGGGCATAAATCAGCTGGGTGACGTCGCTCAAGTCGTCGTTGCGGGCGACCTGTTCGCGACCGTAGATGACGAAGGCGGCCGGCATTTGCTTGAGGTTTCGCCGCGCGGCTTCGAGATCGACCGCCAGACCGACCTTTTTCAGATCGGTTTGCGATTGCAGGCGGGTGACCCAGGGGGTTAGGTCTAGCATTGTTTCGGCTCCCTGGGGGTCGCCAGTGGCGAGTTGCAAGTTGCAAGTTGCAAGGATCGCCCAGGGGGCTGGGCTCCTACGTTGTCACTTGTCACTTGTGGCTTGTCACTTGTCACTTACATAAACCCTGTGTCGTCGCGGTTGAAGACGTTGCCGCCGCTGCTGATGCTGGCGCTGTTGCTGGTGGCGGGGTCGCTGCCGTCGGTGTTGATGCCGAGACTGATCTTGCCGCTGGCGGCGTCGCGCAGGAATTCTATGGCCTGGTCGCGGCGTTTTTCGATCTGCTTGGGCGGGTGGTCGTAAAGGTCATAGCGCACAAGGGCGCAGGCGATGCGGTTCAAAACCTTGGGCACTTCGGCCAGCGGCAGGGTGTAGCGGCTTGCCAGGTAGCCGTCGATCAGGCCGTCGGTGTCGGCGATGGCGCGGGCGATCTGGGTGGCGTTGATTTCTTCGGTGCCGTGTTCGTCGGTCAGCTCGATCAGTTCGGGCTCGCCGTAGCGGTCGATCAGATCCTGTTGCGTGCAATATGGCATGTTAGTGTCCTGATTCGCGGATGCGGATGCGCAGGGTTTCGCGCAGGTCTTCGCTGGATGACGTGGTGATGTTGTTGACCACGTCGTAGTCCTGGCCCAGCGTGCCGCCCGAGATCCGGATGCCGACCAGCGCGCCGGATACGGCGACGGCGTCTTGCGTGAGCCCGGCGGGCAGGGTCCAGCTGCTGGTGCTGATGGTGGCGCTGTCCAGTTCGGTGGCGTCCCATTGCAGCCAGTACCATTTGCTGCTGTCGGGGTGTTTTGGGGGGGCGTTGCGGATCATTTAACGGCCTGTTTGTTAGCCACGGAAACACACGGAAAGCACGGACAGGAGAATCGCCCAGGGGGCTGGGCTCCTACATCGTTGGTGATTTTTTGCGTGGGTCCGTGGCGCATCATGGTTACGCGGCGGTTTCGCCTTGTACGCGCAGCACGCTGGCGTCGGAGTTGACGGCGCTGGCGGCGGCGCTGATGTCGCGTCGAATCCAGATGGCTTTGTGCTGTCCGGCGGGGATGTCGCCGATGCTCAGGGCGTTGCCGCTGCCGTTGGCCTGGGCGAAGGTGACGCCGATCGGGGCGGTGGATTCGTCGGCGACGGTCTGCTCGACGCCGTTGACGGCGCTGGTGCCGAGGCCGATCAGTTCGTCGCTGTCGGCGCTGGGGGTTTCGGTCAGCACGTAGATGACGGCGTTTTGCAGGGTCAGGGTGCCGTGGGCGTTTTTGACGTATAGGCAGCGGTATTCAACGTCACCGGCGCTGGCTTCGGCGCCGCTGACCTGGTCGAACAGGTTGTGCAGGCTGGCGTCGACGATCTGGTTGGCGCTGATGATACCGCCCAGGCTGGCGTTGGGGTCGGCATTGGCGGCGCCGCCGGAGAGGTGAAAATCGATGTCGGTGGATACGATGGGCATAGTCAGGTTCCTCGGGTAGAAAATACGCGCTGCTCGGGTTCGATGGCGAACACGCGCTGCTCGGGTTTGATGATGAGTATGTCGATGGGCGCCAGGGCAGTGCCGTCGAGCGTCCATTGCAGGGTCAGGCTGTTGGCGGTGAAGCCGATGGATTCCCAGCGCAGGTCGAGCGCTGCGGCGGCCAGGTTGTTGATGCGATGGCTGATACCGAGATCGCTGTTGATCTGGTTGGCGATGTTGTGGCGAATATCCAGCGCACTGCCGACCTGCCCGGCCATGTCGTTGACCAGGGTCAGGTCGTTGCTGGCGGCCTGCAGAATGGCGTGGCGCAGATCGGCATCGGCGCTGACCAGGTTGGCGATGTTGGCGACGGTTTGCAGCTCGGCCAGTACCAGGTTGGCGATGTGGTACTGGCTGGTCAGGTCACCGGCGACGGTCTGGATCAGGTTCCAGCGCAGGTCAAGCGCGGCGATGATTTGTTGCTGCAGCGACCAGCGCAGGTCGAGATCCGACGTGACGGTGGTCAGCGATGAATTCAGGTTCCAGCGCAGATCGGCATCGGCGGCGACGGTTTGCAATATCGCGGCGCGGATGTCGATGGATTGGCCGACCTGTTCGCGCACGGCCCAGCGGGTGTCAAGATCGGCGGCCAGGGCGTTGAGTACGGACCACGACAGGCCGAGGTCGCCGCTGGCGTGGTTGAGCAGTTGCCAGGCAAACGTGGCGTCGGTCTGCACGGCCTGAATGATGGCGGACTGCAGGGTCAGGTCGGTGGTGATCTGATTCAGCAGCGCCCAGCGCAGGTCGGCATCGGCGGCGACGGTGTTGGCGATGTTGTGGCGCAGATCCAGCGACTGGGCGGCGTTGCCGGTGATGGCGTGCGGCAGGGTTAGGTCGTTGGTGACGGGGGTGGGGCCGCCTGTTGCTGTGCTGTAAAAAAACCGACTCGGGCGCATTAGTTACTGGCCTCGCGGGTTTTAGTTGTGCGGTTGATGTAGGCTACTGGGCGCATGTCAGGCGGGGATCAAGAATTGGTAGGGGTTTTTGTTAAATACAAAATGTTCTGTATCAGATAGCCGTCTATCCCATTGCGCGATAAAATAGCAGTTACCTTGCATACTTCTATTCCCTGTGGGCCATTGCCCGAAAAATGCCCCCTGTGTTTCACCGCTGATATTTGGATTTCCGCAATCCCCGGCTGTGCCAGAAGGAAGCCCATTAACCCAAAGTTGAGTGCTATTGGCATCGCGCAGCGTTGTTCCTACACCCCAAACAACAAAGCTATTTACTGGGATTGAATTAGAATCGCCAAAAATAGATGCACCCGCATTTATTCCCGGTCGCAAAGTTGACCCCTCTGTATCAGCCCATAATATCATCGAAGAATTTACGGCTATAGCTGATCCTGATTGATAAAATGTGTGGTCTTGCGTTGCTGATTTATAGTTAAATCCACCGAGTAGCGTGAATTCTTGGTTAGGGTTTAATGCGATATCTTCTTGCAGATTGATGCGCTGGTCAGATATCCCCGATGAGTAAACATGCTGACCATATCTATCATATCTCACGCTGAAATTAGATTGATCAAAATTATTGGTTTTAGTTTTAAACAGCGATTTATCAGCCAAGTTTTTATACAAATTAGAGCCATTGAATAGGTAAAAATTACGCAAACCACGCGTTAAATGATGCGCCCAATCAATTCCAACCGGCCCAATCGGTTTTCTGCCCGGCTCCAATAGCTCGGGCATTTCCATTCGCGGATCAGGCAGCCACAATTTACCCATCGTTACAAGGCCGGTTTATAGGCTGCCGGAGTCTGCGCCAGTTTCCAT